TTACCCATTCGTATAGCTTTGCTCTTTCTTCTGGCGTAAGCTCGTGGTAGTACTCGTTTATTGCCTTATCCCAAAACATTGCTCTTGCTATTGGTCTTGGCGGAATACACGCCTCCAAAAGAAACGAAAATTCAAAGAAGTCAATCTTAAACCTTTGGTATTTCTTCTTTTCCATTATAACTTTCCCCCTGTTTCTACTCCATTTTCAGGAAAACTATCATAGAATAACTTTGCGTACAGTCTTCTGTAGTTTCGCTCTATTTCTTCTGAATCCCATTGCCTATTGCTTTCCATTACCCTATCATATTCTTCTTGTGATATGATTCTTTTAAGTGCTTCTTCTCTGCTTGTTGTTTTTGCCATATGATTATTTTTTATTTTTATTTTATCTACTTACTACTACTCCATTATGCAAAAGTGTTACCTGACAAGGTACTTCCACATTATCTACTTGTTTGTGCCTCTTTCTTAACCTCTTGCAGTAATGCTCGTAACTCCACTGACAACTTTTTTCTTTTTTATTATACGCTTCCCACTTGTAAATCAAACCCTTAGCACATTTATTAGTTAAGTCGTATACTATATCGCTGATACTGAAGTAGTAATGTTCAAAATATTTTACAATATTCCCAGATTCCTGTGCTATATTGTAGTCAAAATTAATTTTTTGTTTCTTTATAAACTCGTCAATGTAACCTGTACAGATGCGCTCGTATTGAAGGTTTAAGGTAGTCAAATTTTCTTTGTGTGTCATAATTAAAAGATATAATCGTGATTACTAATTTGTCCGTTAATATAATAGTTCCTAAATGTAAATCCGCTCATACTATTTTGGAAGTTAGTCTTAACCCAGTTACTAGGTGGAGCAAAGCTAGGGAAATTATGGTATTGAAACTTGGTACTACAAGATTTATCTATCAACAATTGGTGACTATCTCCTTTATCAAACTCTATAACAACACCTTTCTTAGATAAATAATTTTGGTCAATAAAATGAGAAATAGTCTTAATAATCTTGTCGTTAATCTGTGGTTTAAATCCAAACTTCATAGTTCCGCCATCCTTACCATGACACTCAATTATACAGAACTTATCCATGACCATATAATAATCCATAAATTTGCGCTGTATATTAATTATCACGTTATTAGGATATTTAAGTTCTATGTAAGTCTTAAATGCTGAGTTAACTACATAAGAGAAAGCTCCAGAGTGATTGTCATCGGTAATATTATTACAAACAATTTTATTGTAAAAAGGAATTAAAACATCAATCATTCTTATTTTAAATCTAAGAGCAACGTCAAAAGCTTTTTGATTGTCCATATTCTGTGGTAAGTGATGCTCTCTACGAATTGTCATACCGTCCCAGCCGTCCATAAAATCTCCTAAATCACTGATATACAGCGTATTAAACTTTTTGTGGTTTAATATCCAATCAACAGCTATTTTAAGTCTCATATTCAATTCTTCTTCATCCCACTTGCCTTCGTATAAAGCAAATCCATCCTTATCAACACACATACCAACGTGAACATCAGTATAAATAAACCTGTCAAAGCCATGAAGACTATCGAGTGGAGGTTCTAATATAATAGGCTCTATCTTATCTTTGAATATTGATAGAAAATCTATTTCCTTAAAATCTATCTCACCTTCCTCTGGTTTTATATAATTAGGGTTCTTTACAAATACTGAGAAATCTTTATTTCTTTTATCCCAATAATGAGGGACATCTTGACTAGCCATATTTACAGCTTCAGATACTTCAAAATCTCCTTCGTGATTATCTAATATCCTTTTCTTATGTCTGTATATATACTTCCTGAATTCTCTTAGTTCGTTAAATTCTAAAGTAATACATAGTTTCTGACAAACCTGTCTTGCAATTTCGGTGTCTGATTCTAAGTTTTTTTCAAGAATAACTTCTTTAATTACCTCCTCGTAAATTGCCCACCTCGATACTTTATTGTTTGCCATATATGTTTTTATTGTAATCCAAATAAGTTTTTAATATTATCTAATACATCATCTTCAAAAATATTAGATTTAGTAATATCTTCTACGCTAATATAGTTTAGTCTGTCATTTACTTGTTTCTTGGCATCTTCTATATTATAAGCTCTAACTTTAGTACTCATCTTTCTGCCGTAAAACTCAAAACGTAATATGTAGTCTTTCATATTTTTCTGTAATTTATTTTGCAAATATATTTCATAAAATGAGAAAAACAAATTATTTATTATTATTATTATTTAATTATTATTGTTGCGGCTTATATATTAGTTAAATATTGTTTTTATATGCTGTATTAGATAATATATTGTCTAGTAAATTTTAATTGGCTGATTTTCATTAATTGTTAAAAATAAAGCTTGCGTGTTTAAAATGCTAAACTACATTTGCGACATGGAAAACATAGAAAATTATAAGAGTGTATTAGAATACGCCAAGGAAAAGAGTATAAGCGTTCAGGCTGTATACCAAGCAATCTCAAGAAAAACCTTAGATTTTATCAAGCTAGGGAAAACTATTTTAGTAAAAGTTAAATAAAAAATCAAATCATGGCGGAGAACAAAAAATCATTTATTGCATATTCTGATTGGCATGGAATGTTCCACGCACTTCCAGATGAAGTTGCAGGCAAATTAATTAAACATATATTCTCTTATGTAAATGACGAGAATCCTTCAAGCGAAGATTTTATTATAAATGCTTTATTTGAGCAGATAAAAGCAACTCTTAAAAGGGATTTAATCAAATGGGATAAAGAGCGTAGTCAAAGAAGCGATGCTGGTAAAAAAAGTGCTGAATCTAGGTTAGCGAAATCCAACGAGCGTTCAACGGAAGATAACGAGCGTCAACGAAATTCAACTGTAAGTGTAAGTGTAAGTGTAAGTGATAATGAAATAGATAAAAGTATATTAGGTTCTAGCGAACCTTTACTCCCATCTCCAACAGAAGTTCCTAAAAACCTAAAAAAAGAAAAAAAGAAGGATGGGGGCGCAAAAATTAAGTTTCAAGATTCAGATATATTTGACCCTATAAAATTTAAGGAGGCATTTCCAAAATGGACAAAAGAAAAGCTTAGATATTATTATGATTCTGCTTTAAATTACTCAGAACAAGGTAATAAATATTTAAATTGGACTAGTGCAATAAGAACTTGGGAATCTAGAGAAGAATTTAAGAACATCGGTTCGGCTCAACAAACAATTAATACACAAACATTACCTAAAAACAGATATAAAGTACATGGATAACGGATATTTACCTCCTCAAAATACAGAATTAGAAGTCGCAATCCTAGGGGCTATATTAATTGAATCAGACGCAATTGATAATATTATTACAATTTTAAATGGAGATTGTTTTTACGACCCTAAGCACAAATGCATATACGATGCCATTGTTTCTTTACATAACGGAAATCATCCTATAGATATTTTAACTGTTACTAAGGAGCTTAAAAAGAACTCAACTATAGATATGGCTGGCGGTGCTTACTATATAACTTCGCTAACAAATAAAGTTTCATCGTCTGCAAATATTAATTATCATGCAAAACTTGTTTATGAAAAATATTTACAAAGAGAATTAATAAGAATTTGCGGTGATGTAACTAAAATAGCATATTCTGATAGTTGTGATAGTTTTGAATTACTAGATAGAGCTGAAAATCTGATATATGAATTACGTTCAAGCGGAATTGGAGGAAATGTTAATGGAGAAATAAAAGAATCTGTTATAGAAGTTGTAAATAGTTTTGACGAAGACCATTCTAAGGAACTTAGCGGCATTGACTTTGGAAATAAAAGGATTAACGATATCACAGGAGGTGCTCAAAAGTCAGATTTAATATTACTAGCAGCTAGACCCAGTGTTGGGAAAACAGCAAGGGCGGCAAAAATTGCAGTAGCTGCATGGAAAAATCAAAAGAAAAAGGGCATTGTATTTAGTTTAGAAATGAGCAAAAGACAAATAGTTCAAAGACTTTTATCTGACGCAGGAAATTTTAGTGGTAATTTCTTTAGAAATAAAGGTACTGCAACTGAGCAGGATTTAATAAGATTAAATAATGGCGCAAACTTGGTTTCTGAGTATGGGTTTGAAATTTACGACAGTTCATCTATAAATATAAATTACATAAGAACTGTTGCAAAAAAGTTTAAGAAGAGATACGGAAAGTTAGATTATATAATTATTGATTATTTACAGTTGATGAAGTCTGTTGAAAAAGGAAAAGGTAATAGAGAGCAGGAAATCAGTCAGATAAGTAGTTCTTTAAAAGCTTTTGCAAAGGATTTTGACATACCAGTTATAGCTTTATCTCAGTTAAGTAGGGACTTAGAAAAAAGAAGTGATAAGAGACCGATGATGTCAGATTTGAGAGAGAGCGGTAGCTTAGAGCAAGATGCAGATTTAATTTATTTCCTTTATAAACCAAGCAATTACTATGATTACGACCAAGACCCTGATTATGGTAAAGGACAAGACAATAATGTTAGTCCTGATAATTACACACAACTAATTGAAATACTGATAGCTAAACATAGAAACGGTTCAGTAGGAGATGTATTTAAGGAAAAATTTCAAGGAGAGTTCTTCAAGTTTACAGAGTGGGGAACTTACGAATATGTTAGTGACGAACAACGTAGTATAGGTGTTATTAAGCCTAGTATAGAAAATTCATTTGATGACGAATCACAATTACCATTTTAAAAAAAAATATAAATAATAAATTAAAAACATATATGATAACAAAATCGCAATGGGCAGCAATGCCAGAGACTGACAAAGACAAGATTATGACTAATATCAGGATTTCTATGGTTGGTCTTCATGCCACCTTAAACGCAGCCAAACACTACAAGGACTTTATTAAAGAGTACGAAGTTGGAATAGGTAATAAGAAGACTGTAAGGGTTCTAAAGGATGCTTTTATTAGTTTAGAGTACTTATTAACATTTATTGACGTTGCTTTTAAGGGTAGCAAGGAAGTAAAGAAGGAGCATATGGATGCTGAAGAAGAATTCACCTACAAGATTCTTGAGAACTTAGAGGACGAGTGTTTTCAGTTTGTCAATCACGAGATGGGTTTCAATATGATTAAAAAAGCTTTAGGATAATGGAAATTAGAATACTTAAACAGGGCGCTTACGAGACCGACAAAGGCGAAAAGATAAAGATTATTGAAATATGGTATGGGGCTAATCCTCGTATCGTATTTCAAATAGGTGATACAGTTTATACAAGAAGTAGAGAGATTTTTGAGGATGGGATAAGAAATAATAAGATAATTAAAAAACTTTTTTGAAATGAGAAAAATATTTTTATCTTCGCACTCGATTGTTGGATGTGATTAGTCCAAGTTCTTCATGTGATTAAAATCGCCCAGTAGTAATATTGGGCTTTTTTTTTGTTTGATTAAATATTACATTTGCATTTATAAAAATAAAATAATTATGCCTTTACCAATAGTATTAGCAGGAATAGGAGCAGCAGCGAAATTTGTAAATATGGGAATGTCTTGGCAGGCTCAAAAAGCTGCTGAAGCAAAAGCAGCCCAATTAGATGCTCAACCACTAGAAAAATATACACCAGACTCAAGATTAAATAGCTTCTATCAGCAAGCAGTTGCTGGTGTTGCTAATCCTCAAGGATACACAGGAGCAGAAACAGCAGGATATAACTCTCGCTTAGCTAGAATATTAGCCACTTCAAAAGCTAATGCGGATGGAATGGGCGGAACAGGAAGAGCTATTGGAGCTATGGGTAATTCAGAAGCTATAAACGCATTAAATCAATTTAGCGGTAACGATGCTGCTTTAAGAAGAAGCTCATTTAACGCTGCTATGGGTAGACAACAAAGTGCTATGAATATGTATAATGATATTGGTAGAATGAATACTCAAACAGCCTTACAAAGAAGATTGATGAAGGAGCAGGCTTTAGGTCAGGCTATTCAAAGTAATAAGGCTATT